CTCGACTAACATTGCGTTGCTTCCGATCATGATTACTCTCCTTGAGTTGCTTTTAAAAGTTTGATTACTGCCATTGCTTCACGGCGATGTTTAATGTTTTTAGCTACCAACTTCTTACGAGACTGCCCACACAACCATATCTGATACTTGTGGTTCTTCTTAATGATGTAGTACGACTCGAACCAACCTGTAGCAAGTGGTTTGTGGTACTCATCGTATGTTTTTGTAAAAGAATCATCCAACATCTTTCTTAGTTCAGCCATCAGGTTTTGTGTATACGACATCACCTCTCCTTAGAAATAATGTCAGACATTATTTTTTTGCACATAAAATCAACTGCTTGGCTCATGGTCATTACTAGCCCCATGTCCTTCATGCCTGTGCGTTCCTCGATAAACTTCTTAACCTTCTTGAAGTTCTCCTTGGTTTCTTTCCTAACCATGATTACTTCGTATCCGTCATTTCGTGCCATGTTGCTCTCCTAAATTGTGTATACGCATGATGGCGGTTGCCTCATCGTGAGTTAAGTTATCTACTATCAATGCCTTGGGGTGGAAGTATTTAGCATTAGCTACTACCTCCAATACTTCTATACGCTCTTGCTGAAATACACTTGGGTTGTTCCGGTACTTAGTACGCCTGACTACTCCCCATATAGGCAGGGCATGCGAGCCGGGCGGTAGGTCAGGCATAGCGGCTAAGTACCTATTCAACACCTCCTCATCGTGTTCGTTTGGCATAATCAGTCACCGACATACACAGACACGCCGCAGTCAGCAGTGATGCGCTTGGTTGTGATACCCCAGAACACAGGGTGTGCCCACTCACCCCACGAGCCTACATAACCATCAGTCAACATGACCACGCACTCAGGGTTCAACTTCTTACCTTTTATATACGCAGGTACACAGCGTGGGTCAGTGCCACCACCACCTGCAGGTTTAGTCGAGGACATGATCGCTTCGTAGTCACCTCGGTTGTATGTCTCGTGTGCGGCAACCTTAGTGTCCCAATACACAAGCTCGATAGACTCAGGCTGTACATGGTTACAGATACTTAACAACTCACCTAAGAACTGACCGATCTCAGCCTGACCGATAGACCCTGATGTGTCGATACCTACCACGATGCTACCCACAGCCTCACCGATAGCGGAGGGCATATAGATATCCTGATCCACCCACCTACGGTTGGGTCGGCGCCAAGTGCTGTTGTCCTTGTCTGCACACACGCTGTTAACAAAGTCACGCAACACCTCACGCCAGTTGATCTTGGCTTCCATTGCTTCGGTCAACTCACGAGGCATACCACCCTTCATCTTACCGGCGAGGATCGCACCTTGCCTTAACGCTTGGTCAATTTCTCTAGCAAGTTCTTGCTTGTCTGCTTCGGACATCTCGTCTGCACCGTCCCAGTCGTGCTCGTCAAAGCCCGTTGGTTCTTCTTCGCACGGAGTGTCACCACCATTGCCTTTTCCATTCTTCTTCTCCTGCTCTTGTTTCTGTTTTAGTTTGCGGTACACCTCACCTGCATCCATGCCACGATACTGCTCGTCATAGCAACCACCTTCAGGCAAGGCAACTTCCTTACCATCCTTGTCGCTGTCTGCGATCATCAGGTTAATTACATAGTCGCACGCCATGTTAGCTAGCTGTGCATGTTCTTTATATAAGTGCTTCCATACTGTTGTATGTCGGAACGCCTTGTGTAAGTTCTCGTGCAATATCAAACCCTTCAGCTCACGATCATCTAACTTGTCTACAAACTTGCGACCATAGTATGTATTGCGCCCATCCGTACCGGCAGTGGGTACATCATCACGCACCTCAGTCTTACCTAACATAAAGATACCGGAGTACATGCAGTACTTAGGATTGTTCATCAACGCAACATGGGACTTTTGTACCCGTTGCTCAGCAGTTAGTCGTGTCATAGTTACTCTCCTTGGTTTATTGGATACACCTGCGGTATACCTTCAGCGTTACGCCGTACTACAACTCTCTTATCAGCGATGCTCTCAAGCATAGCCAGAATTATTTTGCAGCGCATTGCGTTACGATTCATAGATAGCAACAACGCAACAACCAACCCAAACACACAGCACATTAAAAATACTTCAGCTATTGAGAAAGTCATATTGATCTCCAAAAATAATGTCAGACATTATTAGAACAACCACTGATTAGTTGTTGCCCACGATACGAAGTCCTTGTTAGATACAGCCATCGCTTGCTTAGTCGAGGACTTCACCACACTGCGAGCGAACAGCGCTTGCAACTCTTTCTCTAAGCGCTCGGCATACCGCAACCACTTACCCATTGTGTCCTTCTCAACACGACTGATAGCAGAGAACACGAGAATACATTTAGCTACCGCATCGTCAGGAACTTTCGCAGTATCAGGACTCTGCATAATCGCATCCCATGTAGGTAACTTGTCAACTACCGTAAAGAACGCTTGCATATCACGAGCCGCTGACTCACCGATTGTCCCCGCCAATGCAGAGATAGTTACCGCCTCGCCCAACATCGGACGCTTCTTAGCAATGTGTGACGCCTTCTCCAAGCTACGGGGTGTAACGAAAGCCGCTTGACCCGCACGAGTGGGGTTGAAGATGTAGGGGTTGTCGGACTGCGCTCGGTCGGTGTAACTCTCAAGTGCTTGTGGAAACTGCTTTACCCACGCAATAACTTCAGGAGCGATGTTGTTATCCAAAGCCCAAGCACCCCAAGAATCACCGTCAACTGAGCCATCACCGTTAAAGCCAGCATGAGGTTTGCGTACAGTAACGAAGCAGACTCGATTCCTAGCATGAGCCTCGAGGCTGTCACCAACACCATCGGTAGATAGATTAGTAGTGCCGAACACAATAGAGCCTTCAGGCAGTTTGACATCACCGATTCGTTTCTCGAGCATAAGTGTGAGCAAGACATTCTTCACCGCCTTCATAGCTTTACCGATCTCGTCAAGCATCACGATGACCGGTTTGTTGGATTGAAATTTAAAGCGTGCGTTTGGTGCGAACTTGGTGACCTTCAACCCCGAAACCTCTGATGCCAGTTCCGTATAAGGAAGCGCAAAGTCACCTAGGTCTAGCAGGGTGCAGTCGATGTAAGCAATCTCATAATCAGGGAAACGCTTTGCCACAGTCTTGAGCATTGCCGACTTACCGATGCCGGGTTCGCCTTGACCGATGATTGTTACTTGGTCGCCTACGGTAGCGATAGCGTTTGCAAACTCGTTAAGAGAAAGGGTCGAACCGAAATTGATTGAAGCCATGTTTACTACTCCTTGAATAAAAAATAATGTCAGACATTATTGGCTGACGGGAACACTCTTATATAGTTATTACTTCTATTACTATTATAACTCTTATACACACTTGAGTCAATCACTCCTCAACAACAAGCCTCACGCAGCTATCGACAGGCTTAGTGACAACCTGCTGTACCTCTCGGGTTGTATCGTTACATCTAGTCACTACCTTATCCATCACCCGCACCGCTTGCGCTACGCTTAACTCTCTACCACCATCGGATGTTTGGTTTCTACCATTCATAGCCATCAGCACCAACAGCTTAGGGTACAACTCCATGCACTTGCCCTCATCTGTCTCGGACATATGCCCGTAAATCTTTTTCATAACATGATCATTGAAGCTAAAGCTATAAGCATCGGACATAGAGTAGTTCTCGCCGTTGATATCCATGTACGAGTGCCAAAAAGAATAAAACTTCCCTGCGCCCTTGTCGGGGTTAATTATGTGTGTCTCTAACAACTCTCTACCCACGACACCATCAGTCATCTTGAGCATGGCTGTCACATAACCTTTGAACTTCTGTATGGGCGCACGAGCCACCTTGAGTTTGGCAGGGTCAGCCATTCTCCTAACTACTATTGTCGCTTTCTCTAGGCGGTAGTGTTCATAGTTGGGGTTTGATGTGTCCCACTTAATCTTTACTGGCGCATCTAACAGGGCACAGAACTTCTCTGTACCTACATCACGCATCAGCCACAGAAACCCATGCCGCTTGACTACATTGATACCCCGCACGAGTGAACTCGCAAACTCTGATGTCAAGTTAGAGTGCCACTTACCTGAGTTATATATCAGGTCGCCATTAGGCAGTGCAAGAAACACATCCGTTGAGTGCAGTCGTGCACCATACGCAACCTGTCCATCCTCCATCACTTTACAAATTACCTGCTCTTGGTCACGCCTACGGTCACCGATAGGACGCACCTCTATTGCTCTGCCACGAATGGGCTTGACGCTGTTGTATAACTCTTTGAACTGCTCGTAGACTCTGATACTCATAGCTACTCTCCTTGGATTTAAATTAAAGTACTAAGCACAACCAAAAGAACACGACTAGGCAGACAACACCCACCGTCCACAGAATAATGTCAGACATTATTTTCATTTTGTTTCTCCTTGAGTTCTGATGCGGGCTTCCAACCGAACTTGCGCCATGTGCGGGTCACATCTGTACTGGCAGAATTAAAATAAACAAAGCTCGGGTCGTCCGTGAGTGGACATGGTAGGCGTGGTGCTGTTGCATCTTGTAGTTCGTAGTTCATTTCACTGCTCCTTGGGGTTCTACTTCGGTCAGGTCATACACTTCTACATAGGTCTGGTCTACCTTGTCGGCATCGAACAATACCCAAGCGTTCTCCTTAGCTTGTTCATAGTCCTCGGCTTCGACCTCAACGGTCTGGTACTGCGAACGCAGTAATATGCACTTGAACTTTTTCATTTCACTAACCCTCCCTTGTTGTTCAGACCCTTCAAGTCCTCACGGTTTGTTATCAGTACATAATTGCTTTTGTGCATCGGTGCTACTGTGTGTTTGTGTTGCTTGGCTTTTTCCTCCCCACAGTCTAGGCATAGCTTGTACCCCAGTTGAAACCTAGCCCACTTGAATGTATCACCGCACAACATACATACTCCCTTCATGCGCTCACTCATAGCTACTCTCCTTATCTATATAAATACTTAAACACTCGACCCCATATCCCACCACCACGCTTGACCGTAGTCTTGCGCTTGAGTCTTTTTTCTACACTCATCTCACTTCTCCTTGAAATAATGTCGGACATTATTCCGACTGTTGGTACTGCATAAAAAGACTTAGGTCAGGGGACGCATAACTCACACCACATCCCCTTGGTAAATCTTCTTGTTAGATTGTTAAGATCTTTGTTAATTTCTTGTGTACCTAGATCCTCCAGTACACGCACAGTTAACGCACTGTGCTAGCGAAACTAATAAACAATAGTCAGCCCAAGCGGGAACACCCCAATAAGATAGGCACGCACTACCAACTATTAGCTAGAGACTTTTACTCCGCACACCCGAACGAATCGGCTTGGCTCAGGAAAGGGGCACAGGTGTATGTATTGGTTGCCTCGGTTATCTCATTTAAAAAGGCTTGGGGTTGCTATATCTAACCCCACTCAATACACGCACCACTCCCAATATGACGCCCGTCATAAAGACCATGTGGTTTGCTCCGCACAGGAATAGGCAGGTCACAGTCTTACATCAGACCTAGACCCATACGGATACATCAAGTTGTTAAAGAACGGTTTGCAAAAATAATGTCGGACATTATTTCGGTTGAGTGCTTGTGGCTTGTGCCGTTTAAGTCGCTCTCTCAACCCTAAGTACATTATAACCTTGTTACAACCTTGTGTCAAGCCCTTTATTCGTCCCATTTGGATGCGTCCAGTTCGTAGGCTACATATTCAGTTAGCAGTTTTGTGAGCAGGGCATCGAGCTGCGCCCAGTCATAGTTGATGTGGTTGAGCAGTTTGAGTCGGTCATCCATGTGCATTGAGGCAATGAACAGAGGTGGTGTGCTGTCGGTTAGGTACTGACGCTTAGGTGCGTACTTACTTGTATCAACTGGTTTCTTTGGCACAGGGGTAGCTTTCAATAGTTTGTCGGCATCACGCTCGCCTCGGATGTATCGCATACGAACTGTTAAGTAGTTTAGATTTAGTAGTTGGCACCACTCACGCAAGGTGCGAGTGATGTCGTTGTGGGTGATGCGTTGGTTGGATGTGTTCTGACGCATGAGTGCCTCGGGGTAAGTTTTGGGGGAATAAATAATGTCGGACATTATTTTGGTGGTTTGTTCGGCTAGTTTAATGGATAGTAAACATGTTGTAAAGTTTATTGAGTTGTGAACAGACGGAGAGCCTTTAAATATGCGGGTTTAGGTGGCAAAGTTCAGGATGTTTAAAAAAACGGGATTTTATGAGCCTGCACAGAAGTGCAAGCGAGCAGGAATTTACAGCCTTAAGTCCTTATAGAAACTATAAGTATATTTTTTGGGAGGTGCTCTTTTTCTATTTTTTAAACTTTATGAACTACTACTACTACTACTAAAATAATATATATATATATCAAGGACTTAGAAATTCGAACCCCTGCTAAAAGTCTGTTCACAACTCAATAAACATACCTACAATCGTGAACAGTGCATTTTGCAGCCTTTGTTTATGCGGGTTTCCAAGGCATAGCTCTTTGAACATAATGCAACGAGTGAACAACTTTGTTCACTATCTAATCTCTTAACGAGAATTTAAAACTACTCCTACTTTGACCTAATCTCTTAACCAGAATTTAAAACTACTACGGGATAATGTCTGACATTATTTGCCCTCGCTCACCTGCTCTGGAACTGGTTTCTGGGTGAATTAAAATTTTGGTTAGGAGACTACTGGGTGTCGTTGACTTGCCGCCTGCCTGCACCATCCTCACCTGCCCGCGCTGACCCAGCTACTCGCCAGCCTCGCCTACCTGAATGACACCAGTTCCCACAAAAAAATACCCGCATTTCTGCGGGCAATAAAAAACCCCGCCGAAGCGGGGTTGGTTGGAGCTGAACTCTTAACTACTTAGACGCCTTCGAACTCGTCAATCGCATCAATCAGGAAAGCTACTAACTCGGCGTACTGCTCACGCTTACCTTCAAGGGCTTCACGCAAACCCTGCGCCACTTCGCTAATATCGCTATCCTTAACGATAGTCAGTTTAACTACTGCTACGCTTTCAGCGCTCTTGCTAGTCTTAGCACCGGACTTCTTACGGTTTGGGTTATGGCTGAAATCCGAACCGGTATTGCATGCTTTGCGGAAAGTAGAGCAGAGGTTTTCCAACACCTTACCAGAGTAATGCTTTTCTGCTACTGACACAAAACCCGCCATAATCACGCAGTCTGATTTCATTGTGCCGACCTTGATCTTGGACTTGGTGCAATACTTATGTAGAGCGGTAGCACTTTCGTTTGCTTTAGCAGTGAAGCTATCGCCTTGGGCTTTGAAGCTAGCGGTATCTTTAGCAGTTTGCACTGCGTTGAATGCGGGGGCTTTCTTAACTGCAGTTTGCTTCGTTGTCATGATATATCCTTTAGGTTTAATCGGTAGGCGTGATTGCTTAACCGATAACGAATTATAGCCTTGTTACAGGTTTGTCACAAGGGTTTCGAAAGTAATGTCAGACATTACCAAGGGGCAGGGCTTGGCGATTTTGGTTCGGGCACTACAGCGACCCCCACCCCCCAGATCTGGCTGGATGGGACCCGCTGGCACTACGTGCTGTGTTTTGCACATTACATCACAGCACCTCAACTTTTACCAAAACAAACTTAGTACCCCCCACCCCCATCTAATTTTTACCCTAAGTTTAACTTTTATCTTCATAGTAATACCCCCCGTAGTGTTTTTATTTATCAAATGGGGGGAGGGGTATATAATTTTTTGTGGGGGTCAGGGGTTAGCGCCCTGATAGGCGTTGCAAACCTAGGTTCCTTGGCAGGCACCTGCACTCTTCGCCGCTCTTTGATTTCAACACTGCTTAATGTGGCCCCACCTCTTTTCTTTTTTACAAGTTACTGTATACTCAGTGCATTGGAGCCACAAACCGCTACCAGAGATACTTACATCCATGCCAATCGTAGTCACACCTGAATCGGGCATACCCTTACCTTTCGATACAACACCGGAAGAAATTGAGCAATTTAGGGAACGTGCTAAAGCCGCAGTTGCCACAATCAAAGAACTGATTGAGATGGGCGGTGAGGTCGAAGTGACTGAGGATGACCGGCGTGAGTCAAGGCATGCCCTTGCTAGTAACAGTATTAAAATCACCGAACAAAACGCAGGCACCCTAGTACATCTAGAGGCTATTCTGTCTGAGTATGACAGGGACTTGCTCAATAGCGCCACACGTCTGCGCTCATACGTAACTAATAAACTACTCATTGAAACCACGGATGAAGATCCGAAAGTGCGTCTAAAAGCGCTTGAACTCCTAGGTAAGACTGCTGGGGTTGGGTTATTTAGTGAGCGGCTAGAGGTTAACGTCACACATCGAACGATTGATCAGATTGACAATGAGCTTGAGAATCTTCTTGAGAAGTACATGGGACCTGCACAGATTGTGCAGACTCAGACAGAGAAGGAGTTGGAGAGTTTGTTGCAGTTAGACGACGATGAACTAGGGTTCACCGATGTAATGAGTAAGAAAGACGAGGCCCAAGATGCTCAGCCCTGAGCGACTCGAACAGATAAAGGCCAACAAACACCTATTGCCCCCAGAAGTACGGGCTAAATTAGGTGAGTTAATCTCGGCTCGTGAAGATCTAGAGACTACGACAAAGGCACGCGACAGCTTCATGACGTATACCAATTACGTCTGGCCTAACTTTATTCATGGTGCGCACCACAAAAAGATGGCTGCTGCGTTCGAGAGGGTGGCGCGAGGTGAGTGTAAACGGCTAATTATTAATATGCCCCCACGACACACCAAATCCGAATTCGCTTCATACCTTCTCCCCGCTTGGTTTCTAGGTAAGTTTCCGGGCAAGAAGGTCATTCAGACGTCACACACGGCGGAGCTGGCAGTAGGTTTCGGTCGGAAAGTGCGTAACTTGGTAGACAGCGATGTTTATAAAGACATATTTCCCGACGTGGCCTTACAAAGCGATTCTAAAGCTGCGGGTCGCTGGGCGACGAACAAGGGTGGAGACTATTTTGCTATTGGTGTGGGTGGCGCTGTTACAGGTAAAGGCGCTGACTTGCTCATTATTGACGACCCACACTCAGAACAAGAAGCCACACTAGCTGAAACTAACCCAGAAATCTACGATAAGACCCACGAGTGGTATACATCAGGACCTCGGCAGCGTCTGCAGCCGGGTGGAGCCATCGTCATAGTGATGACAAGGTGGTCAAAGAAGGACTTGACGGGTCAGGTGCTCAAGTCAGCAGCCCAGAGAAGCGGTGAAGAGTGGGAAGTGATTGAATTTCCTGCACTTTTACCCTCTGGAAGCCCACTTTGGCCTGAGTTTTGGTCTCTAAAAGAACTACAAGCGCTTAAATCCGAACTTCCGAACGGAAAGTGGATGGCGCAGTACATGCAGCAGCCCACAAGTGACGTGTCTGCGATCATTAAGAGGGAATGGTGGAAGATTTGGGAGTATGAAGACCCTCCGTTCTGCGAGTTTTTGATCCAATCGTGGGATACGGCGTTCTTAAAGACAGAGCGCAGTGATTACTCAGCCTGCACGACGTGGGGGGTGTTCTACCAGCCCGACGATACGGGGATAAACCAAGCGAACATCATCTTGCTGAACTCATTTAAGCAGCGCATGGAGTTCCCGGAGTTAAAGAAACGAGCGTTTGAACAATATAAAGAGTGGGATCCAGATGCTCTGATTATTGAGGCTAAGGCGTCAGGTGCACCGCTCGTGTTTGAGTTGCGGGCGATGGGTATCCCTGTGCAGGAGTACGTGCCCAGTCGTGGTAACGATAAAATAGCTAGATTAAACGCTGTTGCTGATATATTTGCGTCAGGACATGTTTGGGTGCCTAATACACATTGGGCTGAAGAGCTTGTCGAGGAAGTGGCGTCGTTCCCGTCGGGTGAGCATGATGACTTGGTGGACTCGACATCGCAGGCGTTGATGCGGTTCCGTAGGGGTGGGTTTATTAGACTGGCTAGTGATGAGCCAGAAGAGATTAGAGAATTCCGTCGCAGAAAAGCTGCGTACTATTAAGGACATATCATGGCAATTGAGAAAGGTTTATACGCAGCGCCCCAAGGTTTAGACGCATTGGAGGAGATGAACGCTGCTGGTCCGGAGATCGAGATTGAAATCGAAGACCCGGAGGCTGTACGTATTGGTATAGATGGTGAGCCACTACTAGAGATTGAAGTGGGTGAGGATGAAGACGAGTTCAATAAGAACATCGCTGAAGATATGAGTGACTCTGAGCTGCAGAGCTTGGCGTCCGAATTGGTTAGTGACTATGAAGATGATGTGGCGTCCCGCAAAGATTGGATGCAGACATACGTCGATGGTCTAGAGTTACTAGGTCTGAAGATCGAAGAGCGTACAGAGCCTTGGCCCGGTGCGTGCGGTGTGTATCACCCGTTGATGGCAGAGGCGCTGGTTAAGTTTCAGTCTGAGACAATGATGGCTACGTTCCCTGCAGCGGGTCCTGTCAAGACACAGATTATCGGTAAAGAAACACCACAGAAGAAAGAAGCTGCCCAGCGCGTTCAAGAGGACATGAACTACCAGCTTATGGATGTGATGAAAGAGTATCGCCCTGAGCATGAGCGCATGTTGTGGGGCTTGGGTCTTGCTGGTAACGCGTTCAAAAAAGTCTATTACGACCCTAACCTTGAGCGTCAGGTATCTCTATTCGTACCTGCCGAAGATATCGTAGTGCCATACGGTGCCTCTAACATTGAGTCTGCAGAGCGTGTTACTCATGTAATGCGTAAGAGTGAGAACGAGCTGCGCAAGCTTCAGGTAGCAGGGTTTTATCGAGATGTTGATTTAGGCGAACCCGACAATGTGCTGGACGAAGTAGAGAAGAAAATTGCTGAGAAGTTGGGCTTTCGTGCAACAAGCGATTCTCGTTATAAGTTACTTGAGATGCAGGTTAACCTTGACCTTTCTGGTTATGAGCACAAGGACGATGATGATGAAGAGACAGGAATTGCGCTACCTTATGTCGTTACGATTGAAAAAGGCAGCAATACGATCCTTGCAATTCGCCGCAATTGGGAACCAGACGACGCAACATTCCAAAAGCGTCAGCACTTGGTTCATTACGGTTATGTGCCGGGCTTCGGATTCTACTACTTTGGTCTTATCCATCTTGTTGGTGCTTTTGCTAAGTCTGGCACCTCGCTAATCCGTCAGTTAGTTGACGCAGGCACTCTCTCTAACTTGCCCGGTGGCTTTAAGACTCGTGGCATGCGTATTAAGGGTGATGACACACCGATAGCTCCGGGTGAATTCCGCGACGCTGATGTACCTAGTGGAGTGCTGAAAGATAACCTGATGACGCTCCCATACAAAGAGCCATCACAGGTCTTGCTGGGTCTGATGAATCAGATCATCGAGGAAGGTCGTCGTTTTGCTAATACTGCTGACTTACAGATCAGTGACATGTCGTCACAAGCGCCTGTCGGTACTACGCTTGCAATCTTAGAGCGTACGTTAAAGGTCATGAGCGCAGTGCAGGCTCGCATTCACTACTCGATGAAGCAAGAGTTGGGGCTGCTGAAAAAGATTATCGCTGACTACACGCCTGATGACTACAGCTACGAGCCAGATGAAGGCAGTCGCAAAGCCAAGCGTGATGACTACTCTAACGTAAACGTTATTCCTGTGAGTGATCCGAATGCCAGCACAATGGCGCAGAAGATTGTTCAGTATCAGGCGGTGCTTCAGTTAGCTATGCAAGCGCCACAGATGTACAACATGCCACTACTGCATCGCCAGATGTTAGATGTGTTGGGTATTAAAGACGCTTCGAAGTTAATTCCTATGGAAGAAGATCAGAAGCCGATGGATCCAGTCAGCGAGAACCAGAACGTGTTAATGATGAAACCTGTCAAAGCGTTTGCATACCAAGATCATCAAGCGCATATCACGGTGCACATGTCTGCTATGCAGGATCCGAAGATTATGGCTCTCTTGCAGAACAACCCAATGGCTCAACAGTTGCAAGCCGCGATGATGGCACACATCAACGAGCACTTAGGGTTTGAGTATCGCAAACAGATCGAGATGCAGTTAGGTATGAGCTTGCCACCTCAGAAAGATGAGTCTGGTGAAAATGTTGAGATGAACCCTGAAGTTGAAGCACGTCTGGCCCCGATGTTAGCGATGGCTGCACAACGGCTGTTGCAGAACAATCAAGCAGAAGCTGCACAACAACAGGCCCAACAACAGGCTCAGGATCCGATGGTTCAGATGCAACAAGCAGAACTGCAAATTAAAGCAGGTGAGCTTGACCGCAAGAAACAGAAGGACGCAGTTGATGCGCAGCTTAAGCAGGCTCAGTTGCAGATTGATCAAGAGCGAGTTAACAACCAAGCGCAGATTGAAGGTATTCGTATTGGAGCAAAGTCCACTTACGATAAAGAGAAACTCAATGCTGACCAAATGAAGGAAGGTATTAAGTTAGGGCTTGACGCAGAGAAAGCCAAGATGCAATCACAACAGCGTAATCAACAACCGACAAAAGGTGAATGATGGATGCGTTTGAAGTAATCGTTAAAGAAATTGACGAGAAAGTAAATCAACTCTTTGACCATGTAGGCTCAGGTAAAGCCGAGACGTTCGAAGAGTACAAAAGACTGTGTGGTGAGATTAAAGGTCTTCTCACTGCACGGGGTTATACCCTAGACCTTAAAAAACGAATGGAGAACTCTGATGAGTGAAATCCTTATCGGCTCAAACCCCGATAACCCGCAGGTAGTAGGTATGTATCGCTCCGAGGCCACCGCCGAAGAGAAAGCAAGTCAGTTACCCCGTCCTTCTGGATATCACATCTTGTGTGCTATCCCTGAGATTGAGAAGGAATACGACAGTGGCATTCTTAAAGCCGATGAAACTGTTCGTGTAGAAGAAGTATTGACCACTGTTCTATTTGTGGTTGATCTTGGCCCAGATGCTTACTTGGACAAAAACAAGTTTCCGTCAGGTCCTTGGTGTAAGAAAGGCGACTTTGTATTGGTACGTCCTAATGCAGGTTCACGCTTAGTCATCCACGGGCGCGAATTTCGAATGATCAACGATGATACGGTCGAGGGTGTTGTAGATGACCCACGCGGTATCAAGCGCAAATAGGAGTAAATATGGACAAGACAGAATTTAAGTTTCCTGACGAGCAAGATGATAAGGGTAATCCCTTAGCTGAAGGCGGTAACGTCGAGGAACAGTTTGAGTTTGAAGTCGAAGACGACACTCCTCCAGAGGACAAAGGTCGTGAGCCGATGCCAAAAGAAGTCGTTGAGGAACTAGAGCAAGACGAGTTGGAAGAATATTCTGACAAAGTTAAGCTGCGCCTCAAGCAGATGAAAAAAGTTTGGCATGACGAACGCCGTGCTAAGGAAGCCGCCTACCGTGAACAGCAAGAAGCCGTAACGCTTGCAAGACGGGTAATGGACGAGAATAAACGACTCAAACAACAGTACACCGCCGGTGAGAAAGAATACGTCGAGACGGTTAAGGGCGCTGCTGAAATGCAGCTTGAGATGGCTAAGAAATCATACAAAGAAGCGTATGACTCTGGTGATTCAGATAAGCTTGTGGAAGCTCAGCAAGCGATGCAAGAGGCCAACATTCGGCTTATGCAAGCAAGAAGTTTTAAACCTAATACTGTACAAGAGCAAGAAATTCCTGTACAAAGTGAACAAGAAAGAGTTCAACAGACTCCTCAACCTGATCGTAGAGCGATGGCGTGGCAAGAGCGCAATCCTTGGTTTGGTCAAGATGAAGAGATGACTGCTTCAGCACTTGGGCTTCACGAAAAGCTTAAGCGTAATGGCACTCCCGTTGGCTCTGATGATTATTATGCGACATTGGACAAGACAATTCGCAAACGTTTTCCGGAGTATTTCGATGCTCCTGAGACAGAAACGAAGGTGGAAACACCCCGTACAAAACCAAGCACGGTCGTGGCACCTGCAACGCGAAGCACTGCCCCCAAAAAGGTAAAGCTAAAGCAATCGCAGATGGATACCATCAAAAAACTTGGTATTACCCCCGAACAATACGTGCGTGAATTTATGAAATTGGAGAACGCAAATGGCTGAAAACCGTTTATCTCGTGAGCTTGAAACTCGTGCAACCCAACAGCGCCCTAAGCAGTGGGCACCGGCGGAATTGCTCCCTGAGCCAGACAAACAGGCTGGGTTTGCTTATCGTTGGATCCGCGTTTCTACTAATGGTCAAGCTGACCCACGTAACCTTTCTGCCAAACTCAGAGAAGGTTGGGAACCAGTAAAGATCGAAGAACAACCGAAGTTTCAACTGCTAATTGATCCCGATAGCCGCTTTAAAGCCAATATCGAGATCGGTGGGTTATTGCTTTGCAAGACTCCTGAGGAGTTTGTTGGTCAACGTAACAAATACTACGCAGACCAAACACAAGCTCAGACGGACGCTGTAGACAGTAACTTGATGCGCCAAAGTGATGCGCGGATGCCACTCTTTAAAGAGAGCAAGTCTGCAACGAGCTTTGGTAAAGGTTCTTAAATTTAATCTTCGGAGCTAAATATGGCTTACCCTACTATCTCGAAGCCTTACGGCTTTAAGCCGATCAATCTGATCGGTGGTCAGGTGTTCGCCGGTGCTACTCGTAAGATGCGTATTGCTAGTGCATATGCAACTTCGATTGGTTACGGTGATCTACTTATTCGTGCAGACGATGGTACTGTTACTCGATCAGCTGCTACAACTGCAAAACCCACTGGCGGCTTCGCTGGCGTGTTTCTTGGTTGTGAGTTTATCAATCCCAGTACTGGTCAACTGCAATTCCAGCAAAACTTTGTTGGTGGCAC